CGGCCTCGCCGAGCGCTCTATGTCAAAAGAGCTAAAAAGCTAATTCGACTAGAGATTGGAATCAAAGTTCCTTCCTAGCGGGCGGTTTCGCAAGAATCCCGCTCCAAAGAGTTAGTTTCACCCCCCGACTGGTTTGATCCACCGGATTTTAAGGCCCGACAGAACCAACCAAGGGGAGAACTAAGTCGTAAGACTTGGTTGAATTGGTTTAATCTCACTACATGTACCCCATGTAACACGGCTGTGTGATAAAGTAACGCACATGTTGTGGGTGAGTGGGTCTGGAAACTCCTTATCTTAAAATAGATTGTGGAGGATCGAAAAGGTCTGTACCATCGGGTACCGTACGTCGCCCCGGATGACCAAACCGGGGGAGCTGAGCTAAGCCAGTTCACCGTGCATCAGAGAGGAAATGCACGACCACAAAAGTCGGCGGCGCTATGTCAGGCATGACATTGGAGGCCTTCCCGTGAGGGATAGGAGGTCCTAGTATGTGACAAAGGTCCTTTAACTCTCTCTGAGAGGTGGTAGCCTGGCAACAGGTCAATTCCTGCGTGAAACATATTATTTCGGTAAAAGTATGGGAATTCCTGAAAAGGAACCATACGGATCAGAGGTATCTTAGACGCTTATCCAGCAACCCATGGGATAGACCTAACCTTGCAAAGGATAATCAAGTTCGCTTGGTTCACATCCGGAGTCTGATATGGTCAATAAGAGTGTTAATTGCTCTTCCGCGTGCAAAAGGCAACTGCGCACGTTGTAGGTACCCCTAAAGGGGTACCGGGGACATGGGCCTGGCATTTGTTATGCTAAGTCAACCCTCATAAGACGCAACAACGTCGCCTGCGGCCCCTACTGGTGCTTGCACCTTTAGGGAAACCGAATGCAATTACTCGAAATAGTTAATATGAAGAAATTCAATATAACACATTCCGGCTTTTGCTGGCAGCCCACTAGAAATATTGGGCTAACCTTAGGCGCTGCCCTGCGAAGGGTGGTTGCTTTAAGGGAGGGAGGACCGACAACAAATTGGTGCCAAACAGCTCTCATGTTCGGGAGATACGTGGCGTCCCTGCACAAGGAACAGGGATGGCGAGGAGTAGTTATCCGCCTGAAGGCGAATAGTACGCTACTACAGCAAGTTGCCGGAGGGCACAAGCTGGACAATCCTCGCTTACTAGGATGTGCGATATCTAGGTCGCGGCAAGGGATTCCACGCGTTATTCCAACACTACACCGGAAACGGATAGTAAGTGGTGATCGTTGGACGATCAGAATCTGGCTCTCATTCTTTTGGCTATATCGAGTAATCGAAATACCAGGAATGCTGAAGTTAGGGACGATAACGCGACCTTTCGAGGTTAATTATCTTATAATTATGGAATGGGTTAGGTGGCTAGTCCAATTTCTTCCTGTATTCTTGAAGTTTATTGGACGAGACCGCGAGTCTCGAGAATTCGTTCAGAAGCGTCGAAGCCGGATGTTAACCCGTTCGGAAACGTCTTCGTTACTATCAGCTTTAGATAAGCCTCTAGAGTTTATAGAGCGTTTGACCGCGCTTTGGGCTCCAAACGTAGAATCCTCTGCTAAGGAGTCACTCCCTAGAAAGGAGTGGAAGAATCTTATGAAGCCTATCCTTACAAATCTACAACCCCGACCCCTCATGTTGTTAAATTCAGGTCCTAATAGTGCAAAGGGGCCAGACGAGTCTGCTGGTCCAAGTACCCGTACAAACATTGGTTCAATCCTTACGGATCTGCACCTTTGGATGGACGATAAAGAAGGCCTTTGGCCTTCTATTCGGGGTCTGTGGCCACAAGCCGCAGCCTTTGCACAGTCTTGTTTGGCGCAAGCCAAAGCTGTTTACGAACAGCTAGAGACATTAGGAGTGATTGGGGAATACGCTGTATTCTTCAAGCAAGACTCCACTGGAGTGTGGTCTTCAGACCCATTACCAGGTTTTTCAATGCCATGGGGGTTAGGCAAACTTGGGTTTATACCTGAGCCTGCTGCAAAAATCCGGGTGGTTGCGATGTGTGATAGCCTCACGCAAATGTTACTACGGCCTCTCCACGATGCCGTGTTCGAGATCTTGAAAAGGATCCCGCAAGACGGGACTTTCGATCAAGAAAAGCCAGCTCGTAACATGGGGAAACTCATGGCTGCGTCTGGGCTTAGGTGCTATTGGTCTTACGACCTTAGTGCTGCAACGGATCGATTCCCAGTAAGTTTGCAACAGGCATTCTTGGGACTACTTATTGGCCCAAGGGTGGCGCTTCACTGGAGAAAGTTACTCACTTTCCGTAAATTCAGTGTGCCTCGTTGGACAGAGGCAGGACGGCCTGTACCGGTCGGTACAGAGAGACAAGTGCATTATGCAGTTGGTCAGCCCATGGGGGCTTATACCTCCTGGGCCGTCTTTGCGCTTACACACCATCTTCTAGTACAATTCGCTGCTTATCAAGCAACTGGGAGACTGAAGTGGTTCGAACTCTATGCCCTTCTAGGTGATGACGTGGTCATCGGTGACCGAGATACTGCGAGAGCATATCTCCTTCTGCTACGAGCAATCGGTGTGGAAGTGGGTTTAGCCAAGAGTTTAATCTCTGAGGCAGCTACATTCGAATTCGCTAAACGGACTTTCCGTGTGCGAGACGATGGTAGTCTAGTGGATATAGGAGGGATTTCGCTCGACGCGATCGGGGCAGCTATTACGGACCCGTCCGTATTAGAAGCCTTACTCCTGCAAACCAATGCGATTAGTGTCCGAGAGGCATTAAGAATATCTGCTCGAATCCTAGGTTACGGGTTCAGGGCGAGATCTGCGCTGGGAAGCGCTTTCTCTAGTATGAACTCACGTCTTATGGGACTGGCCTTACTGTTAACGCGTCCGTCAAGTACTTGGGCTATGCCCTTTACTCAATGGCTCCTACAGGAAACTGTGGAAGTGCCTATGGTTCTTAGTGATGAGACCATGGGGATACTCTCGGATTCAGTAAGACAGCGTTTAGTAGGCTCTGCAAGGAGACTTGTGGAAGCACGGCTGCGGGCCCTCCAATTTTGGGGAATCCCCGTAAACGCCCAGGGTAACCTGGAAAGTTTAATTTCCACATTCATTCCCCATCACCTGAGATTTAAATTTCAGATTGGGGGTGAGGAAGTCCAGGCGCCTCTCTATGAAGCGTTCCTGGCGGAGTGGGTCTTCAAACCCTTGGTGGACCAAGTCAGGTCTGACCTAGACCAGCTGCTAAACGACCTCAACCTATGGGAAGAGGGGAAAACCTCCGATGGGAATTTCTCCCTTGACGAGATTTATCTTTCGCTTAATCGGCTGGTTGACGAACTTCAAAGCGTCAATACCGCGGTTAATATGTTCATTCGGAGAACCTCGAAAGAGGCTACCCGTAATGCTAAGAAGAGATCCACTGCCGTAAGGCTCTGGAAATCTTGCCGAAAGATGGTTCTTGGGCTACCTACACGTTAGTAGGTGTGCACCCAACTCCTCTATAAAGTACTGAGGAGGTTCATGAACAAT